CTGCGCTCTGAGGTTCTTGTCGGTGTCCACGTCACCGCCCGATCGAGTTCGGGAAACTGGCTCCACACCCCCAAGGGGGCGCGTGCGTGAGGTGTGCTTGTTGGCAAGCGAACTGGCTGTCTAACAGCCTTGGGACTCGTTCTTCAACGATGCCTTGAATTTTTTGTATTTTTCATATTCTTTACGATCTTCGTCGTCTTCACATTCGTCATGCTTCTTGTCGTCGCAGCATGCGTTTTCTTTGATGTGGATTCCCTCAATAGGACCATCAACATGCAAGTGCCGAGGGGGCGTGGGGTCAATGATGTACCCCGACCCAACTGTACCACCTAATGTGTTCAGTCGCGGTTTGTATAAATAGATGTCGTATGTTACCCATAGCTCTCCGGCTATATAGGTTGACTGACTTCCCTGTGCGATAATGTTTACTACACCATAGTCTTGGATTCGACTATCGCCTGGAAGAGGCTGGTCAGGTTGCCTTACCCAGTACAGTTTGTAAGGGTCGTAGGCTTCCTTGCATTCAATTGCGTGCACCATGTTCTGTGATGGCGCTGCACTGACTGCATAGTAATGGTTTAACAATTCTCGCTTTGAGTTAAAGCCAGGCATATCTGCATTATACTGTGTGGCGATGGATATAGAACCGAGAGCAGCATTGGTGCTACTCACGGCGCTCCCCGAGTTACTAATGTACTCAACGACCATCCCAGCAATTCGGTACTGTTCGAAGTTCGTGGCTATGTTGGATAGCCACGGAAACATTGCTGAATTGAAAGGATTGATCGCGAATAAAAGTCCCTCGGGTACGTTCGTCCCTGTTCTTATGTCGGTAATGTACTCCCGGTGCTGGACTCGGATGATTCCGAGGTCTGAATGCATCACCGGGACTTGGTTTGCGTGTTGTGGATGGAGCACGGAATTCTTCTCAACCTGGAAGTCTCCCATTGTGTAATCTCCTGCTCCTAAGAAGCGGCTCAGCGCGCCTTTGGCTATTGTGCCTAGGAAGCCTCCCACCTTCTGGGCCGTCGACCTTTTCTTTGTCGACTGCTCGGGTTGGAAACCATCCTGTAAAGCGGACTGGACTGCTGCCTTTCCTCCACTCATGAGAGCGGAGGCGATACGGCGGGCTTTGGTCTTCTTGACCTTCGTTTTCTTTTGTTTTTGCGGCATGTGGTTTATAAACGGCACTGGGGTTAAATGGGGGGAGGATTGTGAAGTCCCCAGGGATAAGTGGTCCCTCCTTGCCCCCCGCCGGAACATTACTGGCCTCCGTCACTACTATCCGAATCGCAAACTATTTTGATTAAGTTCTTGCGCTTCTTAAGTGGAATGTAGCTGTCTAAGTCATCAGTGTCATACTGCTCGGCGAGAACAGCATTCGGCACGAAACCTCGATCAGGTTGACGATAATGTTTTGGGTCCAGCAGGCACTTCATCGCAGGAATATGGTAAACAGACCTACCTCCTTTAGTCTTAACCAAATGTTCCAACAAGTCAGATTCCCCCAACTCAATTTCATCCACGGTAGTCTTTAACATCTTACACCAGTATTCCATCGTGAATTCCGATGGGTAACATGAGCGTGTAGAAACATACTTCCGTTGGACTTCCTCAAGTCGTCTGTCTTGCGCGTAGACGTCCCCTAGGCTTGTGTAGTAATAATAAAGAACCCTTGCAAATGGAGCGAATTGCATATTAGGGTTCCCGAGAGCGTTAGCCTTTAAACGCCCTCTGGCCATCTTGTGGTTCACTTGACCGGCAGCTGGTATCCACGCGAACTTTGCACACAGCCGTGCAGGATCGCTAACCAACACATGAGTGTGTTGCCCGTCCCTCATTACTGGGACGAAGAATGAGGAACAAAAGTTAGGGTCGGGCGTGTGCTCGAGCTCGGGTTTGAAACCGAACTTCGTGGAAATTGTCTTCTCCACAAACTCTTTAAACTTTTTCTCATCTCCGGGTTTGATACCCTGGACAGCCAACACATTGTCATCACCCAAACCTATCATCTTAAAATCTATCGGATAGTGTTTTGAGCTCCAGTCCCTCGCCGCACTCCAGTGCACCGCGAAATTTTTATAAGTATTTCCAACCGAGGTATTCTGGTCCCCTGACTTTCGCGTTGCCGCTACTTCATAAGACCAAAACTGCGTCGTGCCAACTGTGTAGGCCTGGCCAGCTAAACCCTTCCTAGTCTCCTCACTAGGACGAAAGTACTGGTAAAATGCCATTTCCGCCTGATGAGAGTCGATGCCTTGTGTGCTATCAAACTCGCTAAAATCATCAGAGTAAAAGTCATATCCAGCTTCTTTCAGGTCGCTATACCATTGGCCCAAACACTCGGCCGACACGCCACTAGCATATCCGAATTGCGGCCATTCTCGGACCGCTCGAACTTTGCCGTCGTGCCATTGGTACGCATCAATAAAGGGGGCCGCAAGCGCCTTACTCACTGAGGAAATAAAAGGCCCAGTCATACGATTACCATAGGAATTTGCCATTCCCTGGATCAAACGTGGTGCCTTCACTTTCTTAGTGTATCCGGTGTTGCGCAAGTTCAATTCGTCTTTCAAGAAAGACTCGCGTTGGTGCATTCGGTGGTCGTCGTAGTTGGTCCAAGTTTTCTGATCGCTAAGATAGCGCGCATACTTCTTCGGCTCGAGTCCCTTCTCCCATTGTTCCAAGTTAATTAGCTCGAAATATGGCTTGGTCGTTTGTGCCAAGATCGGATTGAAATCGTTGATGATCGCATTCCAATGATCCTTTATCACCTCACGGTCTAACGTTTTTAAATGTCGGACGAGCAAAGCAGCTCTTTCATTCTCAGCTGTCTTTGCGTCCACAACGGGCACGGAGTCATACCAAATTGGACCAACAGCTTCGGAACATTTCTTTCCTTCCTTAGCTATTTGTCTTGCAATTTCAGCTTGATCCTCCCTCCCTTTGCGGGCCTTCAACTTGGCCGATTTTGGAATCTTCGGGATGGGCCCTGAATAAACGTGGTGCGGTACCAACACTGGGCCGCTCAACTCCACGCTCATTAGGCCATCTGGCTCCGAAAAATCCCTAATCAGCTCCCAATAATTATTACCTGTTACTTTAACGTGCACTCGGTCAGTGCGAATGATACCCGGCTTGTACTCGTATTGTTTATCGAGTGACGGAAGCGGTTTCTCAAACGGTGTGCCGACGGTCTGCGCATTGGGTGTGCTTGTTCCAACAGATAATTGTGCCAGTGTCCTGGCTAAAGGCTGCAGATTAGCTATTTCTGCAACTTCGTGATCAGCTAACGGCGAGATTAGTGTACCACCTGCCCCTAAAGCTACCTGCCCAACAGGAGCTCTTTGGAGCAGCGGGATGGATTCACCTTTCTCGCTTTCACTGCCACTACCA